GGGGCTGCCTGCAGATATAACGATATTATTCCGGCCGACCACTGCCTGCATGATGTGCAGGATATGAGTACGCTGAATCATCCGAAGGCAGACCTGAGCAAAGGGCAGTACGGCTGTGTCGGCCAGGGCTTACATATTGCCAAAAAACTGCTTCCGTATATCCCGAATAACGCGGGGATCCTGCTGGTACCATGCTGTCGTGGTGGTTCTGCATTCACCCAGGGCGCTGAGGGGACATTCAGTGCGGACACGGGGGCCAGCCAGGATTCGGCACGCTGGGGTGTGGGTAAACCGTTATATCAGGACCTGATTGCGCGCACTAAAGCTGCATTACAGAAGAACCCGAAAAATGTGTTGCTGGCGGTGTGCTGGATGCAGGGAGAGTTTGACATGAGCGCCGCCACCTACGCACAGCAACCTGCGCTGTTTACAGCCATGCTGAAGCAGTTTCGTGCTGACCTCACTGTGTTTAACGCGCAGTGTCATGGTGGCAGTGCTGTAAATGTGCCGTGGATTTGTGGTGACACGACGTATTACTGGAAAAACACCTACGGCACGCAGTACGACACCGTTTACGGGGCGTATAAAAACAGGGAGAACGACAACGTTTTCTTTGTGCCGTTCCTGACTGATGGTAACGGCAACAACACGCCCACCAACTTACCGGCAGAAGACCCGGATATTGCTGATGCAGGTTATTACGGCGCGCAATCCCGTAGTAATGGTAATTGGGTATCGTCAAATCGTCCGACACATTTCAGTTCATGGGCGCGCAGGGGCATTATTCCTGATCGTCTGGCAACTGCTATTCTGAACGCAGTTGGTCGAACCAGCGCCTTCATCAGCGGTAAAGCCCCGGAGATCAAACCCTCTCCCGGCGATGACACACCATCAGGGCCGTCTGAAGATACATCCGTCCGTACAATCTCCCTGCTGCCGACAGCCGGAGAGGCTGCTGCGCAGGGCTGGAGCATTAAGGATGGCGGAATTCAGTTGTCAGATGGTGTATTTAAGATCGCCAAGCAGAGCAATAAATCTTGGTCCCTGACGCATCCGGTGGATGACGCAATTACCCTGCTGACACAGGGCGGCAGACTGACCTGTAAGTTCCGCCTGTCAGGCGCACTGACCAACAATCAGTTCGGGCTGGGGATTTATCTGTATACGGATGCTCCCGTTCCTGATGATGTGGCGATGACGGGTACCGGTAATCCGTTCCTGATGTCGTACTTTACTCAGACCACTGACGGCAGAGTGAATCTGATGCATCACAGGAAAGGCGGAAACACGAAGCTGGGGGAGTTCGGCGATTACGGTAACGACTGGCAGACGCTGGAGCTGGTGTTCACCGCCGGCAGTGCCACGGTTACTCCGAAACTGAATGGAGTGGCTGGCCCGGCATTCCAGGTCATAAAAGACAGTCTGACACTGGGGCTGAATGCGCTGACGCTGACGGATGTTACAAAAAATGCAGCGTATGGCGTTGAGATAGAAAGCCTGGTGCTGGAGATAAATGCACCGGCAGCATAATAAAAAAAGCCAGCGCCCACTCTGAAGGACGCTGGCTAAAACGGGTAGATGTACTTCACATGATACTTATATCTGGCAGTACATTTTCTGACAGACAGTGACGGATGTTGTCAAGATATTGTGTCATTTATAACCTGAATCAGGGGTTGGTCGGAATGTTATCTGGCATTTTTAGCAGAGCCTGAATGCCATAATCACGGCTCCCGGAGTTGGCCGTCAGTGGGTGACACTGGCGGCTTTTTGTTTTCCTTTACTTTCATTTTCTGTCGGCGGTGACGGAGACATACATCAGATGGAAAAAATCACAACGGGTGTGTCATACACCACGTCAGCGGTGGGGACGGGATACTGGTTACTGCAGCTGCTGGACAAAGTCTCTCCGTCCCAGTGGGTGGCAAT